TGGTAATTAAAGAAAAAGAACTTGAAGAAGCTTTTTATATGAAGCCTGAAGAAATTGTTGATTTCTTTAAATCAAAAGGGCTTAAAACTTCATTCAACTGGCATGAAGTTTATGAAGATGCGCACGCCACTGCTTTTACGGTAGCTAAAATGACGGAGCTTGATTTGCTGTCTGACACTAAAAAGCTTTTAGAACGCGCAATAGAAAACGGTGAAAGCTTTTCAACCTTTAAAAAAGATGCTAAAAAACTTTTTAGTCAAAAAGGCTGGAGCGGATTTAAAGAACTAAAAGACCCAAAAACCGGAGAAATAATAAAGGCGGAACTTGGCACACCAAGGCGTATGAAGCTGATTTATGACTGCAATATGAATTCAGCCTATGCGGTTGGACGATATCGTGAAATGCTTGAAGAAATTGATGTTGCGCCAATTTGGGTATTTAAAACAATGGCAGACGGCAGAGAACGTCCTGCACACGCAGCAATGCACGATAAGGCGTATAGGGCAGATGATACATTTTGGCTTGTTTTTATTCCGCCCTTGGACTGGGGTTGCAGGTGTTATGTTATAAACCTCACAAAATATCAGGCAGAACAGCTCGGAATAAAGGTAGAATCTACGGATGGCAAAATTAAGCCTTCGATAGTAATAGTGGATGGTAAAGAAATGCCTACACAAACATATACCTTTGAAAGTGCGGGTAAAATAATAAATTTAACACCCGGTGCAGGATGGGGAACAAATTTAGGGGTTAAAGGCTGGGGTATTGATGTTCAAGCCTGGAACAAAGTTGAGGGGCTTCCTGAACAAATTAGGTATAATTTTATAGCCAAAATGGCCGAAAATCCGCACAAAAAGGAGGCATATACAACCTGGGTAGAAAATATTTTTAAGAATGGGTTCAAAAATACTCTACAAGAAAAAACTTTAACCTGGATTCAGCCTGAGTTGTTTCAAAAAATAGATAAAACACCAAGCTCTCCAATTGTCGTAATTCAAAATGACCAAATAGGACATTCCGGAATGCATAAACAGGATGCGCAAGCTTTGACAAAGGAAGAATACTTGCAAATTTACAATATTGTAAATAAACCTGATGAAGTTTACTGGGATTACACTAATTCAAAATGGAAACAAATTGCTTTTATACATAAAATTCCAAACAGCAATAAATGTATTAAAGTATGTGTGCGTTTTAATCAAAAAAGCAAAAGGAAAGAAATCAAGTATCCAATTTCTAGGGTTACCACCATTGGAAAAGTTAATTACTATAATTTGTCTACTGGAAAAGATTACAAAAAAATAGAGTAATTGTGGGTTCGTCATGCCCTATAACAGGAATTACCCCGCCATATACGATTTATTTGGACTATCAATTACTCTATTACTTTTATTATAACAAATTTAAAAAACTTTTAAAGAGGTGCGTGAGCCGGTGCGATTTTTTAAGGCGATGAGCCTTGAAAAATAAGCACTACGCAAGGAGATAAAATGAAATTTAATCAAACATTAAAAAATGAAATAAAAAAAGAAGATTTTAATTACTGTTACAACAACTGGCAGAAGTTTATTGCATTAAATGAACAAGAAAAAAATAATCTAGATAAAATCAACGAGTATATTTCAAGCCTTATAAAGCTAAAAAAGATAAAGGACGGAAGGCTTAAAGCTATACATAATATAACAAAAAATGTTTTTTATACTTCGCGAAGCGAATGTGCAAATAAATTAGGCGTAACTGTCGGATGGATTACACGATGCATAAATGAGGGCTGGAAAGCTAAAGGGTGTAAATTAGCGGAGGTGTACTATGGCAGATAAGTTTTTTAAGGCGAGTTTTGATTGCAAGAATGTAGTTGATTTTTTAAAGAAAAAGGTGGAACAATTTAAAGATTTAAGCCCTTTAATGAAAGTTGCCCGGGTTTTTCTTAAAAATACTGTTAATAAAAACTTTGAAACAGAAGGCACTCATACAGGTGAAAAATGGCCTGAATGGAGTGAAGAATATAAAAAATGGCGTCTAAAACACGGCAAATCAGGCGGGAAGATTATGACGCTTGACGGTCATTTGAGGCGGGATATCAGGGCAAAATCCGGCAAGGATTTTGCAATGGTTGGAACAAATAAAGTTTATGCAGCACTGCATAATTTTGGCGGTAACGGCAGCTTGAAACGTAATAAAACAATGAAAAAGCGTGAATTTATGCGAATGGATGATGTCAGAAAAGACGAACTTTGGGCAGAACTTTACATAAAGGCGGAAGAAATGCTTATGGAAGGTGCACCTGGCAAATAGCTTGTTTTGCCAAAAATGTACCAGCTTTGTGAGCAAAATTGTACATTGACAATTTCATATTTATATATTTTGTGGTCATTTTCTCCTTACAAAAATGGGCAGAATTTATCTGCCCATTTATTTAAAGTTTCACAGGTATTATTTGCAAAATATAAAACCCATATCTAAAATTTTGGAATCTTCTACAAGTGGTTTTGTTTTTGAAATTTCCGTTGTATAACCTCTGTATTTGGGGTCATTTTGAAGTTTGCTTGAAGCCAAGCCATTTAAGGCATATTTATTTTCGGCAGAATCCTCCACCCAAACGGCATCATTTTCACATTTTAATTTGAGATTATCAACAGTATATGGATAATTTTCACCAAATTTTTCTTTGGTTAAAATGCTTGGGTCATCCTTTTGTTTTGTTTCATCAAAAGTACCATCAGAAGCAGCACCGATTAAACCTATTATTAAAATTAAGATAAATAACCCTGCAATAATACCTATTACGCCAAATAGCCATTTTAAAAATAAGCTCATTTTCACCTTTCTTTTATAATCCTCTGCTTAGATTTTTAATAACTCTGCCTTTTATATTAACTACGGTGCCACTATCATATTTAATAATTTCTGTTTCATATTTATTATTGTCTGAAATTATTTCAAGGTTGCCATCAAACCTCAATCGTAATCTTTTTATAAACCAATCGCCAAACTTTTCAATGACAAAGACGCCACCGTTATTAAAATTACAATCTCCAAAATTTACAAGTACATCATCACCGCTAAATATTGTAGGCTCCATGCTATCACCCGTTGCCGTAAAAACTTTTAGATTACTATGATTCCCGACCCTAAATATATTTTGAATTAATTTTTTGCCAAGGGTAATTGGTGTAACCTCCGCTTCATCTAAAACAACAGTACCAATGCCGCAACTTGGAGTTATGTGCACACGCTCGAGAGTGATACAATCTTCATCCTTGTTGCTAAAGGGGGTGCCTTCGCCTGTTAAAAGCCATTTGAAATCAACATTGTAATATTTAGAAATTTCTAATGCTAAAGATGACGATATTGATTTCACTTTTCCAGAGCGAATTTCGGAAAATTTAGAAGGACTAACCTTTAAGGACTTAGCAAATTCGTATTCTGAGATTCCAGGTTTAACCTGATTGTTTTCAAGTATATATGCTATTCTTTCGATTAGTTCCATTTTTCTGGCTATTTATGTATAAATTTCTATTGACATTATATAGAAATTTCTATATAATTATTTCATAAGTTTAATTTTTAACTTGTTTAAAGGTAAAAAAATGGTAACACAAACAAAAATTAAATCCGACAGAAACTTAAAAAATATTAAGCGGGCCTATGAAATTAAATATCGCTTAAAAATTGCCGGTCTTACACAAAGAGACATTAAAAAAGCTTTGAATATTTCTGATACTGCCGTATATAGGGCAATTTTCGGATTATCAAAAATAAGCCGGGTCGATAGATGGCTTAAAGAAAATTTGGGGGTGTAGAATGACGGAAATTTTTTGTTATTTTTTAAGCCTATATTTGCTTTGGGGTTTTTCGCTTAAATTTAAATCTTTTGCATTAGTTATAATTGCAGGATTCTTTTATTTTTATTTTACAGAAGCAATTTTGGAGATTTTCTTTAAATAATGATTCAGAATGTTTCAAAAACTTCATATTTAAGTATAAAAGAAATTGCTGAATTTACGGGAGTTTCTACAGAAACTTTAAAAAAGCGCTGCCAAAGGAGTCGTTACACGTATAAGCTTTCACAAAACAAACTTGGGGGCGGTAAGTCCGGGCAGAAATACGAAATTCTTGTTTCATCTTTAGAAAAAGAACTTCAAGAAAAAATTTACTCTACGGATACTAAATATGGTGATAGGCAGGAGGGCTTATCTTGTCTTCCTGCATTTTCTTTAAATCAAGAAGCTGTAATCCCTGATTCAGCTAAAAAAATTGCTCTTGCAAAAGTGGATGTTCTTTCGCTTTGGCAGGATTATAGAATTAATTATAGTAACAAAAAACAAGCTGATAATGATTTTGTTATGGGGTTTAATTCAGGAATTATTTCAAACCCTTTGTTTAATATCTTGGACAAGGTTTCAAAAGGCAGCCTTTACAGGTGGCAAAAAACATTGTCTGAAAACAACGGTGATTATACTGCATTAATTAATAACTATAATTATAAAGGTGAATCTATCTTAACAAATTCTCTAACGGATGAAGAAAAGCTTGCCTTTATTAATATATATTATAACGATGCCAAATTTAATTTAAAAAGCGCATATAATATTTTAAAATTTCAGTTTGAAAAAGACGGTAAAGCAGTAAAATCAGAGGCTACATATAGGCGCTTTATAAACTTTATACAAAAAAATCATAATGATGTCCATATTTTAGCGAGAGACGGAGAAAAGAAGCTTAAGGACACCGTCGCACCTTATTTAAGACGTGATTTGTCTTCCATTGACGTTGGTGATGCTTTAGTGGCAGATGGTAACAAACTTGATTTTCAGGTGTTAAATCCTTTTACCGGGAAACCCTGCCGTGCTATATGGATTGTATTTTATGATTGGATTTCAAAGGATGTTGCCGGTTCTGAAATTATGCTTACAGAAAATACACAAGCAATATCTTCAGCTTTAAGGAATGCTATTTTAAGACTTGGGAAAATTCCAAAGTATGTGTACTTGGATAACGGCGGGGCCTTCAAGAGCCAATATTTTACCGGTGTTAAAAACTTTAAAGAAACCGGACTTCAAGGTGTTTATCAAAATCTTGGCATTACGGTTAAATTTGCCCAACCCTATAATGGCAGGGCCAAAGTTGTTGAAAGATTTTTCGGTGAATTTGTAAAATCCTGTCCACCGGCAGTTTCATCGTATATTGGGAATTCTATTGAAAATCGTCCGGCACATTTGAGGCGTAATGAGGAATTTCATAAAAATCTGCATCAAAATGATAAAATTCCAACCATTGAACAAGCAAAAATGATTATCGAATCCTGGCTTGAATATTATCGTACCCGTCCTTGTAAACACGTTAAAGGTAGAACTATAGGCGAAGCTTTTAATGATGCCCGGGGTACCGGTGTGGATATCGACATGCTTGATGAATTAATGATGTCGTCTGAAATTAGAACCGCCCGCCGCAATACTATACGGATGTTCAACCAGGAATATGAAACAACTGCTTTGTATGGCAAAACCGGTAAATTTGTTGTTAAATACAGCCTATTTGATATTTCAAAAATTAAAATTTATTCCCTTAAAGGCGAGTATATAGGGGAAGCTAAAACCGTTGTTCCTGTTAACGCACTTGCAAGAGAAACGGGCAGTACGTTTGATATTTATACATATAGGCGCAAATTAAAAGAACAAAAGGCGCTTATTGATTCAACTAAAAAGAAAACAAAAGCTTTAATAAATGCTTCAAATCCTATTAATGCGTTTAATTCTATTGAATGGGCGCAGGAAAAAACCGTGCCCATAAAAAATAGACAATCAAAACACAAACTTGAAATAACTATATATGAAGATTTGCACAAAGTGCAAATTGAAAAGAGAAGGATAGAAATGTGAGGTTAAAATGACAGAATTAATGGAAGTAAAATTTAACAAAGAAATTCAAAACAGTATTAAACAGCTAATTGATGAAAAGAAACTCAATCTTTCAACTATTGCAAAAGGCGTAAACAAATCCCCATCAACCCTTAGTTTGTATATTTCAGGAAAATACACTGGGGATGTGGTGGCACTTGAGGATGATTTAAAAAATTATTTAAGCCTGTTTAGTAAAAAAGAAAATACCGAAAACAAAACCCTTGATTTTGTCGAAACAACGATTGCAAAAAGACTGTTCCATGCTGCAAATATGTGTCAACTAAAGGGTAAAATGGGTGTATGTTATGGAACTCCGGGAATTGGTAAAACAACAGCTATCAACGAATACAAAAAAACATCTTCAGGTGTTATTGTGGTCGACCCTTTTGAACAGTCAAGTGCCAGAGAAGTTTTAAAACAAATAGCAAATCACCTCAAATTAAGTTACTTAAATAATACAAGCCTCGATGAATTTACTTCAAACGTAATTAAAAAGCTTGAAAAGAACAAGTACATAATCATTATTGATGAGGCTGAAAACCTGAAAATAGAGGTTTTTAAAACCATTAGAAAAATTCACGACAGAACAAAAAATAATTGTGGTGTTTTATTTGTTGGTACAGATGAATTACGCGCACTTTTGCAAAAGGTACAAAGTGGATTTCCATATATTTCAAGCCGAATAGGGTATCTTGAGAAACTTGATGCGCTTAAAATGAACGACATTGAAAAACTTGTGCATCAATATTTTCCATCTTGTAACGATAGGTTAGTTCAATATATTGCCATATCAACAAATTATAATGCCCGTTCAATTCAGAACCTGTTAGACCTTTGTTTTGATTTTGTAAAATCCGAAAACATTGAACTTGATATCGATGTAATTGATGCTGCAAGGGAGAAGCTTTTAATATGATGAAAAGCACGCCAAAACAACGTCAATTTATAGGTTTTCTAAGGAAACAGTTAAATATAGATACTGAAACATATTTAGATATTTTGCAAAGCTATGGTGTAGATTCTAGCAAAGATTTAACCAGGGGCCAAGCTGAAGAATTACTCCAAAGCCTCAAATGCAAAGCTGCAGAAATTGGAGCATATAAGTCAAAAACAGGCAGCCACTACACTAAATACAATAACATGTCTGGCAGATACGGAATGGGAACACCGGCACAACTTCGAAAAATCGATGCTATGTGGAAAAATATTTCAAATCAGCCTACAGATACAGCTAAGGAAAAGGCTTTAAATTCATTCATAGAAAGAATTACAGGCAAAAAAAGATTAAGCTTTTTAACTCAAAATGAAATAAGCAAGGTTATAAAAGCTATTCAGGTTATGGAACAAAATCAGAAGGAGAAGATTAAAAATGGCTAAGAAAAAGGAAAGTGTATTAAAGTCATGGGATGAAGTGGATAAATCACTTAAAAAACTAGGTGAGCTGGAAATTCAAAAAACCAAGTTGGATGGTGAATTAACCATAAAAATTAATGAATTGAAGGAAGAATATTCAACCAAAGGTGTTGCTATAAAGAAAGAAGCCGAGGATATCAAAAAAGAAATTAGCCGTTTTTGTGAACAGAATAAGGATTCCTTTGTCAACAAACGAAACAAAAAGCTTAATTTTGGAACCTTGTCATACAAAATAACAAAAAAAGTCCTTTGCCCCTGTGTTGCAACTGTTATTAAGGCAATAAAGGCGCTTAATTTAGACTTTTGTTTAAGAATTAAGGAAGAAATCGAAAAAGATAAGTTAAAGGAACTGGATGCAAACACTTTAACAAAAATCGGTGTATCAATAATCAAGGAAGACAAGCTTTCAATCGAGCCCAATATGGCAGAAATTGCGGCATTAATCAGCTAGGAGGGAAAATGACAATAATTAAATGTGGAGGTATTGAAGTCGACACCGAAAAGCTAACTGTAGATGATATGCCAACAGAAGTTTTTAGAGAAATTTTTGAATTATGTGGCGTAAATGTCGCTATGGAATTGCTTCTTAATATGCCTGGTAATATCATTCAGGTTCCTGCTCGCGGTTTGGCTAACATAGAAAAGAGACTTATACTACAGGCATTTGAAAAATTTCCACCAACCACAGCTTTAATACGGCGTCTTTGCAGGGATTTTAAAACAAGTGAATGGTATATAAGGGACCTTTTGGTGCAAAACAAAAAGCAAGTACCCTGCGATGGGCAAGGACACTTGGATTTTATAAATAGTGAAGGAGAAGTACAGTGATAATATTTGGAATTATTTTATTAATCCTATTAATTGCAACATTAAAATATCTAAATTATACAAATAAACTTGTGAAAAACATGGGTTATTATGTATTTTGCCCGCAAGGCAGAGAGCCAAGGGTTGTCCATTGGTCTTTTGAAACTGCCTACAGGGAAGCTGTAAGATTACATTTTAAACATCCATATAACGATTTTTTAATTTTAAAAATTGAACACTTGATACGCAAACAAAATATCAATGATGACGAAATTCCATTTTAAAACCTAAATACCTTTTAACTTAAGACGGATGATAAAATCGGATTCCGTCTTTTCTTTTTAGTTTAATAAACAATTTGTTGTGTATTTTGATATATAAAGTATATATTTTTAAGAATGAATTTTGTCCCTCACCTGTCCCCCACCACCTTTTATTTTTGTTTTGAATTTAATAAAATTATCTTTGAAAATTGTGTAGAAAATAACTTAGTTTTTACTTTTTTTAAAAAATTAAAACCTATTTTAAAATTCTTTTAAAAGTTTTTAAATTGCATATTTCGGACATAAATTCTAAGGAAAATTTAAAACTTTTTTAAAATCTTTTTAAAAAGTTCTTAAAAATTTAAAACATTGATTTTTAAGAAAAATGCATATTTCCCAACTTGTCCCCCAGTTTTTTAATTATTTTTGTAAAAATCTTGAAAATCCCTGTAAATATTGAGTAAAAACCCTGTAATTTTTCTGTAAAAAAATGGTAAAAACTGAAAAAATTCTCAAACCTCAAAACACCCCTAAAACTCCTATTGTATAAGCAATTTACCCCATTTTAAAAATTCTCAAACTTCCAGTCTCTTCACATCTAACAGCTTTTGTTTTAACATTCCCTTCTTCATCTTTGATATCATAATAAACACTTGCTTCAAATTCATTTGGGATATTTATTAAACACCCTGAATAAAACATCATTCCCTTGTTATAAAGGGTACAATTCATTTTTTGAAGTTTTTCTTTTATTTCATCAAGCTTAATATTTGAATAAACGGGCATTACCTTTATATTTCCTTTTTCATTTGTATAAAGAATTTGCCCCTTATGTTGTTTTGAATGTTTAAACTGGTGTTTTACACCTTTGGTACCAAAATCAACAAATTCACCGATTCTTTCTCTTCCGTTTAAATCTTTTTCAAGGCTGCCTTCAGACACAACCGTTAAAACTTTTTTTACCTTCGTTTTCTTTTTCGGATGAATATAATTTTCAAGCATATTTGCCCAATCTTTGACTGACATCCCGCTTTCCAGCTTTTCAAGTAAATCATTTTTTATTACTTCATCTATAATTGTCTTTATTTTCTTTTCTTTAGGTTCTATTGTCGAAATTGAAATTTTGTTTGTAATGTAGGATTTACCATTATAAATTCTTAAACCATAAATAGTTTCAAGTGGTCGTATTCCCCCTTTTAGTGGTTTTTTATGAGTGTAAGGGTATGGAATAATCTTATCAATAATTTTTTTAACGTATTCAGGATTAAAACCTTCAATTATATCTTTATCTTTTTCTTTATCATATTTAAATTCTCTTGAATAACTTATACAAATAGCATCCAGCGCATGGTGTTTATCATTTTTTCTATTTTTCTTAATATCGTCTCCCAAAAGCTTATTTAGGCCGTATCTCCTTCTTATGGCAGAAGTTGAAGCACCATTATTAACAAAAATGCGCCTTTCTTCTCCTTCAACCTGCAACCCCCAGCCAAATATGCATGCTGCTATTTGCTGTGCAACACGTGCCATATGCCCTGTTTCAGCAAGTCCATTGTAGCTGTCAATCAGTTCCATGCAATCTTCAGGTTTGCTTGTTAAAAGTTCAAATTTCTTTTGCCCTAATGAGCTTTTCAGACAATTTACCCTTGATGTATAGTCAGCCCAAACCTCATCATTGTTTGAAAGGCATTCATAAGGCGTTCTTCCGGCTTTTTTCTGGTTTTCTTCTCTGTAACATAAGACTTTATTGCTTAAAGAATCGTTTCCGCCAAGAGTTCTTGGAAAGATGTGGTCAATTTCACATTTATCAAAATCTGAAACCGATATATTTTTACCTGAATAAATACATTTTCCGCCTTGCAGCCTTAAAAGTTTTAATTTTTCAAAATTTGTAACACTATAGCAATCAGTATCTTCAAGTTCTTTTCTTATTTCGTTATTTTCTTTTTCATTCTTTTTCATTTGTGCTTCGGCTTTTTTAGCCTTAATACTACCATATAAAGAATTATCGCCCTCCCGGATGAATTCAAAAATAACTTCATCAGGTTTGCCATATTCTTCCAATAAATCTATAAGTAAATCTCTGAAAATTTGTAACCTGTTTCTTACAATCGGATTTGTAACATTGCCTATAATAATATCTGTTTTTTGCCTTATATCGTCAGCATCTTCAGCATTCTTATCCCTGTTATCTGGAATATACAAATTATCCCAATTCCCAATTTTAGAAAGCATATTTCTAACTTCATCTTCAGTTATGCCATTTTGTGTACCGATGGCATCAATATAAGGCATTATATCTAGGGTTTCAGGATATTTTACCCCTTGCAAAATAACATCATTCATAATATTGCAAGCACGCCTACAAAACGACGAACGCCCTGAAATGTTTGCTTTCAATGGATCAAAC